TTGTGCTTCAGTAGCCTCAATTGAGCGGGCTGCCTCTCTCTTTCTTTCTAACTCTGCCTCCTTTAGTGCGAAGCTGGCTCGCAACCTGGCGGCTTCGGCGTCGCCCGCGGCGGTGTTCAAAGCTGCTTGCTCGCGGGCGTGTTCCCGGTCCATCGCGAGCTTTGCTTCTACTGATTCTATTTCTTTGATGCGTAATTCGTTGCTCTGACGAGCTAACTTCACTGCCTCATTGGAGTGTTGGAGACTCTCCACTTCCACGGCGAGGGCCCTACGTTCCAGTTCGATTCTGGCGGATTTGGCGACCAGATTCTCGTTTTCGAGGCGGGCCAACTCCTGGAACAATCTAAGTTGTTCCCGCATGGCTTCGGCGCTAGTTATATCTCTATTGTCAGGGGGCGTAGGCGCTCCGCCATCTGTGTCATCGTTACCGGTTGTCATAAGTTATAAAAATCCTATTTAAAGGGCCACTTTAGCCCAGTTGACTTCTCGAAACCTTTCACCGCTCTATCTAATTCATATTTGCTGGAATATGTTTTTTTGTCATTGAGGCCGTATTTGCTGAAATTCGACATATACTTCCTCTCACTACCGAGAACATTTGTGAAAGAGTCTACCTCGCTCTTGGTTCCCCGAATACTAACGGGTACTTCGTAACCTTGCGTAATTGCTTTCATCAACATACCAACGGCTGCTCCGAATTGCCCAAGATAATCCTCATTCAACTCGCCGCGGCGGTGGACACCCAAGTCAATCTCAATTGGGGACAGTTCCTGTTCTTCAAGGTTCATAAATACAATTCTCCATTAAATACAATATATCAGAATAATTAGTGTTTTCAAAAAAATAAAGCCGAAAGCGAACTTCCGGCTTATTAATTAGTTGTTTTTATCTGTGAGACCTAGCGGCCTTCTCGTGTGCTTCTTTTTGATCTTCGAATTCTTTTATTAACCTATTCAAAAACCATCTCCTTATGAGGACTGGGAGGTTGTAGGCTTCGGTAAAACTCCAACCACCGTGATGCTTTAATAGAAAGAACTCCTCATAGACGCTCTGGATGTACTCATCCCCGAGTCCAAAAAAAGTCCGTCGTGAACGGAACCTCCATTTCTTGTTCCAGGCCACAATTGGGACATTCAAAGTCTTGTGTTAAGTCGATGTTTGGTACGATTCCTTGATACGTATATCTTAGAAACCTAGAGTCGTAAGCTGGCATATTCTCTACCAATGAATTTATCAGAGCCGCATCATCGCTCCCGTTCACCCCAACAATAAACTGTCGGAACTGATCAGTTAACAGAGATTCTTCCATTTTGTTCTTCTTTTTGGAAGCGGCAAGCTTGGCCAGTCGTGTTTCGTCGCGACCAGTCAAGAACTTAACCTCCACATCAACTTTCAATTTTGGAAGATGCACAACGAATGTGCCCTCATCTGTCTTACGGGTGCCTTCTGGGAGAGGGTTTTCCTCAATGACGGCCTCGCCTAAATCGAATTCAAACTCAACAAACTCAGCGCAAGATGGGCAATTCACCTTTGTTTTATATTCCGAGCCATAACCAGTTGCTCTGGCCGCAACAATGATTGCGTTTCTATCGCCAATAAGAAGGTCTTCTGACCTAACCGACTTGTCAACAAGTATATTTTGAACAAGACGGTCGAGTGCAATGCCTTTCTTTAAGAGAGTCCTGGAGGTAAGGATGTCTTCATCCTTCGCTGTCATGTAGCGAATCTCAACAGTCTCTTGTTGGTGGAGAGGGTGATCCTCAGGATAGTGCTCACCTTTAGAGGGGAGTTCTACAAACTCCGTCGGTGTCACGAACGAAAGAGGGCCCGCGGAGGGCCCCATTATCTCGGAAGGATCCATGTCGCTGTTGTGCTTAGCACCAACACGATCTTCATTATTGCGAACAGTCATTATTTACCCTTGTTTTCTTTATTATAAAGCAGGCGGGAATCGATGTTAAGGAAATTACTCTCTCTTGTAAACGGCCCAGTCATAACGAAGAGTTACTTCAGCATTAACGAGATCTTCCGACTCATAACTTAATTCACTGAAAGTAACGCTCTTCACCCAAGCGTTCTCCAGCGTCCAGCTACCAATCTTGGGGGCTGTGCCAAAGTTGTTGCCGCCGTCCCGGACAGTGTCGGTAGCGCCAAGAAGCTGAATCTTGATCTTTGGGGTTACAGTGATGGCACTCTTTTTTGAAATCGTGTCAGTCATATTCTGGACATTGTCCTTGTTCGGATAAATGTACCCCGAATTTGTAAGAACCTTTTGCAGTTGTTCTGTCGCGTCGGGGGAGATAGGGTCGACCAAAGTGAATTTGACATCGGCCCAAGTAACTCGACCAGGATAGTAAAACTTGTGATTGATAAATTGGTGCTCCTTTTCAGAAACCTCAAAATTTGGCTGAGACACTTTCGTGATCACCCAATTCGGTAACGAGATCAGATCGCCCCCGTTTAAATATAGGAGCCATCTATATGCTCTCTTTGGATCCGTGTTTGGTGATGCCCAAAAGTTGTTTGCCATTTAATTATAATCTCCTTAATCAACATTAATTAGTAATTAATATCTTTTTCCTTCCTAATCGTCGAAAGAAGCTCCACTTCTTTTTATCACAAAGTCAACAGCAATGAATTCGATGGCACGGGCTGGCTTCAACAGCACCTGGGCGTATAGAATATTCCTGTCAATCAGGTCTGGGGTGGTAGTGGTATCATCCAAAACAACCCGGAAGTCTGTCAAACCGCCACCGACCTTCACACTCTCCAAGAAAGTTTCCGCCCGAGAAGAGAAGTTGTTCCAAGTCGAATCAATGTTTTGCTCAAAGAGCGTTGTAGCAGCGATTGCGCTAATCTCGCGCTTGATGTAAATCAGCAGTCTACGAACATTAATTCTGTCAAGTGCTGACGGAGTTGCCTGCAGTGTCTTCTGCCCGAAGATTACAATACCCTCGGCAGGGAAAGAGGCAATCGGATTTACGTTGACAGCGTATAACTTATCTCTGTCCTTCGATGTCAATTGTCCATCCACCGCACTTACGTTGATTCCCGCAGAACCCTGTGTTAAGCCGCCGCGGTTGAAGCCAGCGGGGGCGAACCAAAGTGCTGTGGATCTCTCGGAGCTTGCGAAAGTTCCAAGAGCAGCAATGGAGGGTGGCACCCACAAGCGGGCGTCGTTCTCGGAATCGACAATTTGCACCCACGGGTAGTAAGTGCAACCATAGCTAGAGTTAATTCTTCTAGACTTAATGGCGTCAATAGCTGTTTTAACGTTTCCAACCCGGAGGCCTATTGCCGAATTGCTTTCAGCCCTCGGTATGTAGCCGCCCTCGATATCGATAATGGCCAGAGAATCTCCGCGACCCTCGCAGGTATTAATCATATGCTGTGTAAGCGACACAGTATCAACCCCAGGAAGGGTCAAGAGATTCATCTCAATACGTTCTGCGTCAGACACAGAATCAATGGCTCGACGTATCGAGTTGTACGCAGCAGAAGTTCTTTCGTTCTTTCCAAGTAATACGCGGTTGTTGAAGGGGTCCATCTCGATGATATCAACCCCATCAGTTCCACCGAACATGGGCGCGGTAAATTTATTGATACCCGAATCAAGAACCTCTTTGTATCCGCCATTTGAGGCAGAGAAGGCAGTCATTGAAGTGCCAGCCTTTCGGGAGCCACTTAGGTATATTGCGTCTCGCAGGTTGTTGAAGGCGCCCGAGCCTGAGATATCATCAAGGGTAAACGCGAACGACTGTTCAGTTGCGCCAGCCGTCACGCTGAATGTCGAAAGGCCCGAAGGCTTCCTTCTGACCAAGTCATTGTACGAGTGGTCGAACTTGTCACTAGCGCCTCGGTCGATATCGGTTTGAACACCGAAGTAAGCGTCTTCGATGTCACCTAGGCGGCCGCCGGCGGATGCACTCAGTCTCAAGAAGTCTTCGAGACTGGGGAACAGTGTTGGAAGAATCGAGCCAGTGAAGCCCGTACGGGCGGCGGTGTAGTTGGCGGACCCAGTAATGAAGCCTCGGGTGGCGTCCCCCGGCGTCATGGAGTAAGGTATCGATGCACTGCCCGCCGTGACAAAGCTCAAGGCCGCAGGATCGGCATGAGAGTTCGTAGTAAACCTCGCAGACTTGTATCTGGGGGGGCCGAAGAAGCCGAAAGGCAGTAGTGTCGCTGCAACGGTGCCGTCCTCTACTTGACTGTTTACTTCGACAGTCACGTAGTTAGACAAGTTGGGCCAGGTACCTAATGTGCGATATACTCTCTTTACCGTATCCCACGTTCTATCTTTATCGCCAATCCTTCTTGAAATGAAGTTGGGAGAGTTTGGATTTAGGTTAACGGCCGTATAAGCCTCCAGGATAACCATCTCTGCATCGGAGTCTTTAGCATCACGAATCAAGATCGTGAAACTTCCATACGGATCTGCCTCTTCGTTGTTTGAGTAGGCAATATCTGTAAGTGAGATCTTTATGTTTTGCTGATCCCAGGATCCGCCGGCTGGGAGGGCCTTGAATTTAAACAGTTTTTGCTGGGCGGGTGCCTGGAATGAGGCGTAGGCGGCGCTAGGATCTTGGGAAATAAACCAGCCGGTCTCTGCGCGAGTCACCTCATCCTGAAACGTTCCTCCTTCACCGGAGTCGTTTTTAAGAGCCAGTATGGCGCCCACCAATATGGTACCCGTAGAGTTCCACCCAGCCTTTTCATCCAATCGGGTCACATTCGATTCAAAACTCTCACCAAGCC